AGGCCATATCAACTAGAACTGTGTAAAGCCTTTGAAAAAGGTTACAAGAAAATGATCGCAGTTTGGCCAAGGCGAGCAGGGAAAGACCTTGTGGCGTTCAATTTGACGATACGTGCAGCGCTTCAACGTGTAGGTGTTTTTTACTATTTATTACCGACGGCAGTGCAGGCTCGCAGGGTGTTGTTTGACGGCATCACTTCTGAGGGAAAACGAATGCTAGATTTTATCCCAAAAGAGGTTGTTGAGTCGATTAATATTCAGCAAATGAAGATTACGTTAAAAAACAATTCTCAAATAACCTTTGTTGGTTCAGAGAACTTTGACGGATTGAGAGGAACAAATCCATTAGGTATTGTTTTCTCAGAAGCAGCATTCTCTCATCCACAGGCTTACCCAGTTTTAAGACCAATTCTACTTGCAAATGATGGCTGGGTAATATTTATTTCGACGCCTTTTGGAGAGAACAGTTTCCATACTTTATTTCAAATAGCACAAGATAACCCAAAGGAATGGTATTCCTGCTTGTTGACTGTTGATGATACAGAGCATATTTCACTTGAAGAGGTACGGCGCGAGATAGATACTGGTGAAATTTCAGAAGATCTTGCCGAGCAAGAATATTTCTGTCGATTTAATCTCGGCGCTGTTGGTACTTATTATGCAAAGTATCTCAATAATATGGAGCTGAATAATCAAATTGGAGTTACTGATTGGCAGCCAAATTATCCAGTCCATTCAGTTTGGGATCTTGGGATGAGGGATTCTACGTCAATTTTAATGTTCCAGGTAATAAAAAACTCTATACATATTATTGATATGTATCAAAACTCTGGTGTTGGTCTTGAACATTACATTAATGTTTTGCAGGCAAAACAATATACTTGGGGCCGTCATATAGCTCCTCATGACATCTCTGTGAGGGATTTTACAGGAGGGGGAATCACAAGATATGAAAAAGCTGCCCAACTCGGCGTTCGATTTACAATTGCACCAAAACTCTCAATTATTGATGGAATTGAATCAGTTCGAACGACTTTGCCTCGCATGTATATAGATAAACAGAGGTGCAAGCTATTAATCTCAGCAATTCGTGACTATAGAAAAGAGTATGACTCCAAATTAAAGGTGTATAAAAATAGACCGTTGCACGACCATAATTCTCATGCGTGCGATGCCCTTAGATATTTATGTATATCACTGCCTAAATTAAGAGTTGGTCTTACCTCAGAGCAAATTGACCGCAATTATAAAAGTGCTATGTATGGAGAAAAATCTAATATGCCCGATATATTTCGGGACGATCTTACAAACTATTAAGGAGTCTCATGAATAAGTTTTTATTTCTTTTTCTGTTCACCTTATCCCCTCTACTTGCAGAAGATAAAGCTGTAAATGTTATGGCTACATATCTTTGCTGCAACAAGGAAATACTCAGCAATACATCAGAACTGTTTGGAGTATTTGCTGGCGCCTGCGTTGAATCTGATGCCCTTATGTTTGATTATGAGCACAGAACTACCAAGGACAAGGTTAATCTTTATGTAATATTAGATCATGGCTTTGCAACATTGCGAGCTGACATTAAAAAAGGCCGCGTAATGGTGGGTCTTTTTAGTGAATCCAAAAAGTGTCTTCATGAAGTGTTCGTTGAGTTTTTAAAACATAACCTTGGAGCTTCAACAGTGCGAAAGTTGATTATACATTGCGATGATCATTTTTCAGTTGAATAAAGCTTGCAATTTGTGCCAACTGTGGTACTATTAAAGAGATCGTTTATTTTCCTTCTTTGTTAAACGATTGCCTCTGAAAAGAGGCTTTGCAATATTTTATTTTCGGAAGGCTATCTTGATTGGTGGCCTTCCGTTTTTTCTTTCAAAAGCCTTATTTAAAAGGATAAAAGGGGGATAACACCCAAGGTTGGGGGGGATAACACCCAAGGTTGGGGGGATAACACCCAAGGTTTTTTTAAAAATCCCTTAGATTAGGGATTTTTTCTCCTGTTTTTCCTCCGTTTTTTCTTTCAAAAACCTTGTTTAAAAGGATAAAAGGGGGATAACACCCAAGCTTTAACTAACGAGTCTAACAACTTTTTTTTGCAGAGGAATAACAACTATCGGTGACCGCTTGCTCCGTTACGTTATTTAGCAAACGTGTTACGCCGCTTTAAAAAAAACATGCTAGCATAAACACTTTTTTCCGAAAGGTGCTTAAATCCAGGAATAAAGCTTGCAATTCTGTGCTAACTGTGGTACTATTAAAGAGTTAGTTTAAATTACCTTTTTATGACATTCCTTGCTATTGGGTAGCTTAAGTTAGACAATAAATGATACCCATTACAATTTGTGCTGATCACTCAATTGTAACGGGAGTTTTCTTACTTTTTATTTGCGGAAGGCTGTCGTGATTGGTGGCCTTTCGTTTTTATCTTTATTGATTTTCCATAAGAATAAGTTTTATACTGGTCTGTCGACAACTTGTCGACGGTTGAAAGTGTATGTTTAAATAGGAGGCGAATTATGTTTCGAGTCTATTTATTGCAAACAAATCCAATACTTCTTTGCTATGCTGTGCTTACCTTTATTGTTCTTACGCTTAATTGGCACAAATAACTTGATATCTACTGTTGTCGATTCTATGATAAGGGAGAACAACTTATATCTGTAAAAAAGGGTGTAGAGTTATGCTATTTCCAGCGATCGGCCCGCAATTTTATGATGAAAATGATAAATCTATTCTCGCTAAAATGGAAGCGTTTTATTCTGAGTCTATAACTATCAACCAATCCTTCTGGGGTGAGGCTGATATTGATACAAAGTTTGAGGCAGGTGACCAATCCCTTTGGAATGATATATATGCCAGCCTACCAATAAGCAATAATAAAAAATTTAACTTTAATCGTATTCGTCGCGTCGTGAATATGATCTCAGGCCATCAACGACGTAACCGTAAGTCAATAATTGCTATTCCCATAGAGAACGCAGACGAAGAGACAGCTGATCAATTTACTAAAGTACTTATGTGGGCAACAAGACAAGAATGTGTCTTAGAGACGATATCTGAAGCGTTCCAGGGCGGATTAGTCACTGGGATGAATCTGTTGCAGGTCTGGATTGATTACAGATCTGATCCGGTATCAGGAAATATACGTGTAGACAATTGTTCATACAATTCGTTTTTGATGGATCCTTTTTTCCGCAAGGCTGATTTATCTGACTGTAATGGAATATGGAAGAGATCATTTTTAACTAGACGTGAATGTGTTTCGTTGTTGCCTGACAAAGCTGAGGAGATTTCTGATCTTCCTGGTGGTCAAGGCTCTGCGAAAGATGGCAAGTTCCAATTTATGCCAGAATCATTTAACTATGGTTCAAATAATTTGTTAGCGTACGATGAGTTCTATTATCGTGATTACAGAACTCAGAAGATGTTGGTGGATAGCGAAACTGGTGAAACTTTAGAGTGGACTGCCCCAGACGAGGAGTCTTTAGAAGCTTTCTTGAGGCAGTATCCGCAAGTTACAGTGATTGATCAGGAGATTCCCACTGTAAAGTTAGCTATCGTATTAGAAGGAAGGGTGTTTTATAATGGGCCGAATCCTACAGGTGACAAGTATCCTTTTATTCCAGTGCTTGGTTATTATAATCCTCAAATGTCGGACTTCACGTCACGAATCCAGGGTGTTGTCCGTGGTTTACGTGATGCGCAATATCTTTACAATCGCAGAAGAATTATTGAACTTGATATTCTTGAAAGCCAAATCAATTCTGGGTGGGTATATAAAGAGAATGCTCTTGTTAATCCAAAGGATGTATTCCTTTCTGGACAGGGACGTGGACTAGCTCTTAAAGAAGATGCCCAGATGACTGACGTTCAACAGATAGTCGCTCCACAGATACCTCCATCAATGATTCAACTTTCAGAATTACTTGCACGTGAAGTTATGGAAATCTCTGGTGTAAATGAAGAATTACTCGGTAGCGCTACAGATGATAAGGCAGGCATTTTATCAATGCTTAGACAAGGAGCTGGACTCACTACGTTACAGGTACTGTTTGATAATCTTGATAGATCTCAGAAGCTGCTAGGCAAGTTGATGATTGATATAATACAATCCAACTTCACTCCTGGAAAGATTAAGAGAATAATTGAAGATGAACCAAGTCCTCAATTTTATAATAAAGCATTTGGTAAATATGATTGTTCTGTTGAAGAAGGTCTTAATACTATTACTCAGAAGCAGATGCAATTTGCACAGATGTTAGAGCTTCGTGAAGCGGGCGTCCAGATATCAGATCAGGATCTACTTGAAGCCGCTACATTACAGAACAAGAAAAAAATTATAGAAAACGCTGTTAAGCAACAACAAGAGATGGCACAACAGCAACAGAAAGAAGCACAAGCTGCACTAGAACAGCAAGCTGCTCAGATTAACCTAGCTAATGCGCGAGCAAAGGCGGATACTGGTCTGGGGCTGGAAAGAGTAAGCCGTATCGAAGAAAATAAAGCGCTTGCTGTTGAAAGAAAAGCTGAGGCAGCAAAAGATAGAGAAATGGCTGTACTTAACTTTGCAAGAGCGTTAAAAGAAATAGAAGATGTTGATATCTCGCAACTAGAGAAGTTGCTAAATATCTCGCAACTAGTTAAAGCTCGTGAAAAAGGTGAAGAAGTAGATGCTGAAGATTCTACTGAAGAAAAAGAACCCCCTCCGCAGAATTTAGCTGCACTGGGATAGTTAGAGGTATATTTTTAACCTTGTAGGCATCAATATGCTTGCAGTTTCTATCGAAAGGCCAATAATGGCAAAGAGTAAACGTTACCATAGCTCGATAAAATCTGGTCCTTGCATGATCAGTGAAGATCGAAGTGCAATATCAAATCTTCCACAAGGTGTTATTATGAAAGAGTACCCAAAAAATGATTACGCTACTTACAACTTGAATGATGACCTTCTCGGTATTGACAATCAGATAAGCGATGATTCTCGTGGAGCGCATCGTAAATCTAAAGAGAAATTTCCCAAAAAATACTAAGTAAAGTATCTAGAAGAGCTTTCTTTTTGTTTTGATATCGGAGCGATGGATAAGCCCTTTAGCTCCGGTATCAAAACAATAGAGGAGAATTATAATGCCAGTAGCACCTCGCCCTAAAGGAAAAGCCAAAGACATTGCTGATAATATTCTTGGCGTACCGGATAACTTGAAGACTAAGAAAAGACGTAAAAAATCTAAGATTTCTGAGCGTTTAATAGCTGAAGAGACTAAGCTAGTACGTTAAATAAGCTATTCTTTGATTTTTATACATATTCGTGTCAGTTTTACCATAAAATAGTAACATTATGGGGAGATAGTATGGCTAAAGATACTGTAGGTAAAATTGCTACTGATCTATCACAGAAAGAAGCTCCAACTCGTGACCCAATAGAACTACAACGAGAGATGCATAAAGATTACGAGAAGAGTGTCATTGAAGCCATTGATACTGGCAAAAAAGATTATAATACAGATTTTTTCGTTGTTGTTCTTACTAAGCGTGAACGATTGTTAAGCAATGTTATACGTAACTATTTTTTTGTTAGATCTTCTTGCCCAACACCAGAGTATGATCAGACAGTTTACCACTTTCATAAGAAAGAGGACCGCGTAGAGTTCTTATGGGTTCTTCCTTCTATGGATACATGTAGCGTATTTATAGATAACTTCTTACAGATAGACCCTAAAGAGAAATGGCTTCTGGAGTTTATACTCAAAGATAGTTCAGGCGAATTATTAGCCCTTTCAAGAAGATTGAATGGTGAAATTAAAGATACAATTTTGACAGAAAAAGGAAATTAACATGGGTGGAGTACCACAGGTAAGTCAAGGCCAGATAGATGAAATGAATAGAATAGCAGAAGAAAAGTACGGAACTGAGCCAGTTGTTGAAGAAGCTCCAATTGAAGAAGAGGCTCCAATTGAAGAAGAAGCTCCAGCAGAAGAACAAGAAGTAGCACAAGAAGTAGTTGCTGAAGAACCAGAGCCAGCGAAAAAAGTTACAGATAAAGAAGAGAATATGCGTGTTTTGCGCGAACGTTATGAAAGATCTGAACGTTCACGTGATGAACTATCACAGCAAGTACAGGACTTGCAAGGTAGATTTAGAGAACAACAACCACAGAAAGCTAAAGAACCTGAAGAAGACGATGATTTACAGTTTGAACCGGATGATCTTGCTGAAGGTAAACATTTACTAAAATTAGTTAAAAAGATTAAGAATCTCGAGGAAAAGCTTGACCGGAATGCTGCTAATGCTCAAGTATCTACTGCTGAGATAAAGGTTAAGAGAGACTTTCCTGATTTCGAGAAAGTAGCCAGTCAGGAGAATTTAAAGAAGCTACGTGAAATGGATCCAGACCTTGCAGATGCAATCTTATCAGCACCTGGTATATATAAGAAACATGCGCTTGCATATAAAATGGTCAAGCAAATGGGTATTTACATTGAAGATAACCATACTAAAGAGCGCGCTGTAGCTGTTAATAATGCAAGCAAGCCTCGCCCATTAGCCTCTATTTCACCACAACGAGGAGATTCGCCACTATCTAAGGCAAACGCATTTGCAGGCGGCTTAACTGAAGATCTTAAAAAGCAACTCCATAAAGAAATGATTGAAGCGATGAAAAATCATTAAAAATCTTTCTTGTGTAGTCCGGGGCCAGCGATTCTGCTTCCCCATAAACCCTGCTGGCCCCTATATTTATATAATGTTTACAATAGTTAAACTATGATCTTATAATATGAAAGACGTATTAAAGGTTCGTCACCTTTAGGCGTATTGAGTTTCGCCAACTCGCGACGTATAAAGAACTCGTCAATCTTAAGTGTAAATAGGTAGATAAGGAACTCTAAACAGTTTGTTATCTATAATAATTATAACTTAGGAAAAACATGGCAATTACAACGACCACACTCCTTCCGGCGCCAGTAGCGCAAAGTTTTAGTTATAAGCTTTTATCCGTTCCAACACCCAACTTGATTCACAATATTCCAGCAATAAAAAAATCCATGCCTAGGAACGGTGGAAAGATTCTGCGTATGCGCAGATATAACGCTCTCGGAACAGCAATGGTTCCTCTCGGGAATACAGGTATAACGCCACCGCCTCAAACATTATCAGCGGTTGACATAGATGCAGAGATGTCATTTTACGGAACATATATCGTAATAAATGAGCAGGTTGCACTGCAAAATCAAGACCCTAAAATGAATGGGGTCTATAAACCTTTTCTGATTGACTTGGAAGCCGTAGTAGCTTTTAGCTAACCGGCGACAGGGGCGAAGGATTTTTTAAAGGATGATTATGCCAACGAGAATTAAGATTTCGACTAACCAGCAAGCACTCCTCTCTGATGTTAATAGCATCTTCGGTGGGCTTTGTATGCTGTCCAATTTTATTGGTAAAGGTTTGTCTAAATTTTATCATATTCTCGCAGTGTCTCTTTTTTATGACAAGGTACGGAAGAATAGAGTGACAAAGCTCCAAGAGTTTATCTCCTGTAGCAACCCAAGAATAAATCGGTCTTTCGTAAGCTCTATTGGATGTCCATCTTGTTTGAGCGGAGTTAACTCCCTCAAAATTAGTGGTGAGCCATTCAATGAGAATTTTATCGGTGCTGTCTATTTTAAGAAGGCCACGATGATGCTTAGAAATTTCACCGTTATATTTTCTATTAGCTTGTCCTATATAAAGACAACCTTCTCCATCTACAATTCCAGCCAAGTAAGCCAACTTAACAGGCTCATAGGTTCTTGGAATGAAATTTGGAGATCTGCGGTAGTATTTTTTACGTTCTTTTTGCATAAAGTTCCTTTCGTTTATTATTATACGTTAGTTAACGATAGATGTAAAATTATCCACGCTGAACGACTAAGTGAAAAGGCCCTATTTATAGGGATGCGATAGTCTGGACTCCAGAGGAAACCTGGAGAGGGAAGTTCGAAGAAGCTTCCTCGCCTAGAAATAGGTCATAAAAGTAACAGAATGGTTTTAAATGAAGCAGCAGCGAGACTTGGAGTCTCCCTTCGTCAGACAGAGGATCAGTTAACCAGAGACATGCTTACTGCCACTGCGGGCTTCATTAACTGCACTGGTGGCGTCGGTGGAGATAATCCGACAGAGATAACTTTACCAGATATTCAAGATGTAAATCGTGCATTGCTTGGTGACGATGCTTATACCATTATGGACAATATTGAGGGTTCAAATAAGTTCGGATCCGCGCCTATTCGTGATGCATATTTTGCTATGTGTCATACAGATTTGAGTAAAGGCTTGGAATCTGTTGCTGGATTCATTCAAAAGAATCAATATCCAGCTCCAATGAGAGCTTTAAGATCTGAGTGGGGCGCAGCTGGCAATACTAGATTCTTGCTCTCTTCGGTTGGTTCTATAACGCCGAATGCTTCTCTACTCGATAAGGATGTTTATAACATTATAGTTGCAGGCATGGAAGCATACGCTGTAATTGAACAAGATGGCCATTCTGCTCACTTTCTTTACAGACCGGCAATTTTTTCGGATCCACTTGCACAGAATATTTCAGTTGGTTATAAATTTGCAGCTGTACCTAAACTCTTGAATGACCTTTGGGTTCTCAATTTACGCTGTACATTGGCATAAGGAAGGATGAATAATGAGTAACACAATAATTGAATCAGGAAGCTTCACTTCTAAAGGTGCAATAACTAGCGTGGCTTTGAGATCTGACTTGGATTGGATGTGGACATATAATTACACTAAAATTGCCGCTAATGCACGTAGTACTGGCTACCAGTTTTACTGGCAGCGCGGTATGGCAGATGCTGCAGGTATAGAGTATAAGACTGCGGCAGCAGATGCCTCTATAAACATGTCTGTAATTACCACAGCTGGTTTCACATTACTTGATACAAGTGACAAGGAATTGCCAGCTAGGGTTGCTTTAGAAGCAATTACTAATGCTAATCCTCCTGCAGTTACATCAGCAGCAAGTTTGCCAGCATTAGGGAGCATTGTGAGGTTTAGTTCTTTGACTGGCCAAACACAGCTTGGCGGAATTGATTTTACAGTTACGGCATCGGGTGGTGGAGCCTTTTCTATTGGTAACATTAGCATGCTTAACACTACTGCTACAACTCCAGGGTATTGGAGAACTATCCCTTTTGATTCATCATTTTATCCAAGACGCAGAGCTATAACCTTTGTTTCATCATCAGCTACAGCAGGCAGAGCAAAGATCTACATGTCTGTTACACATACAATCACTGTTGGTGAAAAGGTTAGATTATCATTCCCAGGTGGTTCTGATGTATGGGGCAACTATGCACAATTAGATGGACGTCTTTGTACGGTGCTTGCAACAGCTGAAGCTCGTGCTGGTGCTGAGCCTACTAATGCGCTAGGTGACAATAACATTGTAGTTGATATTGATGTATCAGGATTGGGCAATTGGAATGTATTTGGTGGTGCTACAGCAGCAGCTTATCCACTTTCCACACGTGTTCCATTTACTCATGCTCAAGTAATTCCTGTTGGTGAAGACCTTGGAATTGCTAATGCTAGTGGACTATCTGGTCTCGCTGATGCAACAATTGATAAAGATTACATTGGAATGCAGCTTGGAGCAGGGGCTGATGGTCCTGCCGGAGCAGAAAACGATGTAATTTACTGGACAGCAGGTAAATCATTTAGAGTAAGATAAGTAGCAATTAAACATGGTCGGCCCAAGTCGGGCCGACCAGCAATAAAGAAAGTTACAATGGCAGAAAAAACTCCAACAATAAAAGATTCTTCTTCACAAGTAAAAAAAAGTTTGCGCTATATGCGTGATAAAGATAGAGAACTGGTTCGCGGCATCTTCAGATTCCATGAAGTATCTGGCGGAGAACTTAGTTTTAGATATAAAGCTTACAAAGAAGATCCATTGGAAAAACATACATTTTTAGATGGTGAAACTTATACTATTCCCCTCGGAATCGCTCGACACTTAAATAATAACTGTTGTTATCCAATACATAGATACACACAAGATGAAAACGGTAAAGTATCTGCTAAGATTGGCCAAAAGGTACAAAGATGTACTTTTCAAAGCTTAGAGTTTGTAGACATTGAAGGACTTGAACCTGTTCCTGATATCGTAACCGTTGAAAAGGTTATCTAATGGCAATTCTGGCTGTTGAGTCACAAACAATCAGCACAGGATTAAAATAGTAGAATTGATTTGTGAGTGTTGATAGTATTTAACAAAGTGTAGATTAAATAGGGAGAATTCATAATGGCGGAAACAACTTTAAGCGAGATTCGCAAAAAAGTACGTAGGCTAACGCGTAATTTATCTGAATCTCAATTATCGACTGACCAAATAGATAACTACATTAACACATTTGTCCTTTATGATTTCCCCGAACACTTACGTTTATTTAATCTAAAAGAAACATTTTCCTTTTATACAACACCTTATGTTGACGTATATGAAACATCTACAAATGCTGCAAGTCCTTTGTTCGACTTTAAAAACAAATATCTAACTGTACATGAGCCAGTTTATATTGCTGGTCGTCGTGCACGTTTTTTCCAAGATAGAAATCAGTTCTTTAGCTTATATCCATCAGTTAGCAGCATCAAAAGTATCGGTTCAACTGGTAATGGCGTCTTACTGACATTTACTGGATTTGTTGGATCTATTTCTGGCAACAGCAATACTTTATTACGAAATAATGTGCTATTTGATTCCATTGATGCTGCTGGCAATGGAATGCCTCTAGTTGATTACCCAATAAGTGCCACCATAGGTAACTTATATGTCCCCGGAGGAGCTCCAACAGATACTGCAGCTCAAGATGCAGCAAACTATATTAACTATACAACAGGGCAATTTGTTATTACTTTCACAGCAGCTCCTGGTAGTGGTGAGGCAATTAACAGCCAAACAGTTATAGTGCCACCATCATTGCCAACTTCAATGTTATATTTTGATGGCAAATTTACATTGCGCCCAGTTCCAGATCATTCCTATAAAGTAAATGTGGAAGTCTTTGTTCGTCCTACTGAGCTATTAGCAGATGACCAGGATCTTAAACTACAGGAATGGTGGCAGTTTATAGCTTATGGTGCAGCACGTAAGGTTTTCCAAGATAGAATGGATATGGAAAGTCTGGGCATTATTGAAACAGAATATAAGAAACAAGAAAATCTAATATTAAGAAGAACGATTGTTCAGCAAACTGACCAAAGAGTTACTACTATCTTTGTTGATAGAAGCGGAACGGGACATTGGGATTCTAGTTATTGAAGTTTTTAAGGAGATGTGATGGCCGGACCTTCGTATACCTATACAAAAGATATTCCACAGGGAGCTCAAAAGCAGAGCGTTACTCAAGCGCCTATACAGAGCAACTTTCAAGCAATTAAAGAGCTAGTAGAAATAGATCATGAAGCATTTAATTTAGCTAACAACTTTGGAAAACATAAACGTGTTTCTTTGTTAGCTCATGCACCAGCGCCAACATTTGATGCAAATGATGCTGGACTATATAATTTTCTAAATCCTACAACTACAAAAAATGAATTATACGTACATAAACAAACGGTTGCTGGAACATCAAACATACCTTTTACAGCTTCATATCTAAGTAATAATATACCAGCAAATAACGCTGCTGGTTGGACCTATTTGCCATCAGGAATTCTTATGAGATGGACGGGAGTTACTGGTACAGGCCTTACAACTGTTACGCTTCTTCCTGCTTCAACTCCTGCATTTAGTAATATTTTTATTGTTTTTCCTATAATAAATAGTACTCCTGCTGGAGATGCTAATGCTGCAGTTAGTTTTGTAGATATAATAAGCAATACACAATTTAGAGTGTATTTTTCTAATAGAACAACAACTGGTGCTGCCGCTGGTGAAGCCAATGTTCTTATTATAGGAAGGTAGAAATGGCAATCAATCGCTTTAGAGTTGGTTTTACAGATGAAAGTACCGGCTTGCAAACAAATGTTAAGCCTTGGCTTATTGCTGATAATGCGTTTTCAGAGATGCAAAATGCATATATATTTAGAGGACGAGTAAGAAAGCGATTTGGATCCATATTAATGGGCGACTCCCAGTTAAACTCTCGCTTACGCATGAAATTGGTTCCTGCTGCTCTTGTTATTACAACACCAGAAAACATTGCTGTAGGGCAAGCATTCTCTATTGGTGATGATATATTTACTGTTACATCTATTACTGCTCCATATCCAGTAAGTTTATTGACTACATCTGCTGTAACAGCACGATTAACTGCAGCGAATAAGGTAACTTTTTCAGCTATAACAACAACAGTTTATTGGTATCCATCGAAGCCTGTAATGGGTATAACGCAGTTTGAAACAAAGCCAATAAATGATGAACCAACATATGCATTTGATACACGGTTTGCGTATGAGTTTGATGAAACTATTGGTGGATGGGAAAGACTAGCAACTGGAACGGATACGTGGACAGGCACAGATTCTGACTTTTTTTGGACGTGTAATTATAGAGGCGCAACCTCTGACCTTACTCTTTTATGGGCAACAAATTATGTTCCTGCAGACGGAATTAGATATTGGGATCCTGTAGCTACAACATGGACTAAGCCAACATTAAAGTTTGGAGCTCTTGCAACTGATACTGTTGTTACAGCTCGACTTATTATTTCATTCAGAACCAGGCTGCTTTTGTTAAATACGGTAGAAAATGTTGCAGGGGTTAATAAAACCTTTGTTAATAGGTGCCGTTATTCAAGTGTTTTTAGTCCTTTGGATGCTAATTCTTGGAGGCAAGATATTCCAGGAAATGGTAATGCCCTAGATGCTCCGACACAAGAGGCAATTGTCACTGCACAGTTTTTACGCGATCGTTTAATTGTTTATTTTGAAAGGTCTACATGGGAGTTAGTAGACACAGGCAATAAAGTTTCTCCATTTGTATGGCAAAAAATTAATACAGAGCTTGGAGCTGAATCTACATTCTCGCAAATACCTTTTGATAAAGTTGTTCTTGGTGTTGGAGATGTAGGAATTCATGCGTGTAATGGTTCAGGTGTAGAAAGAATAGATGGAAAAATCCCGAAGTTAGTTTTCAGAATACATAATGAAGATAATGGGCCACGCAGAGTTGGTGGAATTAGAGATTATAATACAGAAATGGTCTATTGGACCTATCCTGATGGAAATGCTGATTCAACAAGTCCATATCCTAACAAGGTTCTAACGTACAACTACAAGAATGACTCATGGAGCATTAACGATGATTCATTTACAGCATTTGGATATTATCAATTAGGTTCTAATACGCCAAATATAAAATGGGAAGATGCAAGCATATCTTGGGCAGAGAATGGCAGCTTGTGGAACGATTCAAGTGATAATATTAAAGCTAGAGTTGTTTTAGCTGGAAATCAGCAAGGGTACATGTTTATCTTACGTCAAAATATCCATAGAAATGCTCCTTCTTTGCAGATTACCACTATTGCAGGAACTACATTGACAGTAATTGATCATAATTTAGCAGAAAATGATTATGTTTACCTTGAAAATGTTAATGGTATAACTCTTTCTGAATCTATAGTGCGTGTGTCTGTAGTTATAGATGAAAATAATTTCACTGTAATTGGAACTTTAACTGGAACTTATACTGGAGGCGGTACATTATCTCGTATAAGCAAAATAAGTATTAAAACAAAGCAATATAACTTCTATGTCGAAGAAGACAGAAACGCATATATACAGCGAGTTGATTTTTTAGTAAATACTACCTTGCTTGGCGAGATTTCAGTTGATTACTCTGTTTCAACATCAATACTATCTTTAGTAGGCGAAGGAGAGACCACTGGAGCACTACTTGGAACTTCAGTTATTGAGACATTCCCATATGATGAAGATATGGCTCCGTTAGAGGTAACACAGAAAAGAGTTTGGCACCCAGTTTATTTACAAGCTGAAGGTGAATTTGTTCAGTTACATTTGTATATGAATGCAGATCAACTTAGTAATAGATATATTGCTCTTGAAGATTTTCAGCTGCATGCAATGATTTTCTTTGCTCAGCCAACAAGTAACAGGTTGCAGTAATGGGGATAAGATGAAGAAATATTTACTATTATTTGTAGTATCTTGCTGTTATTCAATGGAAAAAGACGTAGAATCCCCTCGTTTAAAGGTATTAGTTCCTTATAGAATAAGTCGTAGCGCTGCTCTAGTTGATTTAGTACCCAGTTCTATTTCAGTCTCTTTGTTTGGTGAAGAAGAAGACATTACCCAGCTTGCGCTAACATCTTACTTTCGGCACAACCAAAGTTCACACAATATAATAATACCTCACTTGAGGAGACATATCAGAGATGCTACTGTTTCACCAAAAGAAGAAGACAGAGCCAAGATAATATTGTTAAAAAGAATGCTAAATAGCTCTAGCCTTGATCAAAGTGAGCAGGCCTGGAATTACTTGCAAGCCATGATACTATCTTCTACTGCTGATGCTCTTCAACAAACTGAGGAGTTAGGGAATAAATATAAAAAAGAAAGTGAAAAGAAGCTCAGTAAACGTACTGTTTTTTTAAGCAATGCGGCCATAGGCCTCCTTGGAATAGTGGCTACTTTGTTTGTACATTTTACTGATAAAGATTGTTCTTAGCTCTTTCACATAAAAGGCTGTGAGGAATTAATTCCTCACAGCCCAAAAAGGAGAGTAGTAATGAAATCTTTTTTACATTATAGTAACTTTTTTATAAAAGGAACATATAGACATGGCATTGCAAGATAACTCTGGATCTTTCGTCCCTACCACAAATATATGGGATGCTGGTAGCCTATATGAAGTCGACGTTACAAGCAAAGATTTTAAAGAACTGTTAATTCACTTATATCAAAATATTAACAAGATATCTCTTTCTCTCAACACTAGAGATGCTGGATATTATACAGAACAAGAGTTTATAAATGGGCAGCTTTTTCCTGGAACAGCTCACGTTGCAGGTGAAGCTGCCCCAGAATTAAGGCAGGTATTTAGAAAGCTAATAAAGTTTGGCGATCTACCAGATACTGCAACTAAAAGCGTCGCTCATAATATAACTGTAAACGATAATTTAACGTTTACGCGTATATATGGTGCTTCATCTAATAAAGTGGCGCACACATATTTACCGTTGCCTTACGCTTCTCCTGTGCTGAATCAGAACATTTCACTTTTAATAGATTCTACAAATATAATTATCGCTACAGGAATTAATCGTGCCAGTTTTACCGACACCTGGATTATTGTAGAATTCTTAAAGAGTTAGAGTTAGGATTAGACCGTAGTTACCTAAAAATTAAGGAGATTATTGTGAATGAGCTTATATTGAGCCTTTTAAAGTATTTAGGGAAAGCTGGCATTCAAACAGGTGCTAATATGTTAGGAAATAAGGCCTTTGGTGGTCAGCAACAAGGGCAACAGCAGTTTGGTGGTCAGCAACAAGGGCAACAGCAGTTTGGTGGTCAACAACAAGGGCAACAGGGCAGTTTTTGGGGTGGGATTCCTGGGCAAACAAGAACATTTTCACCAGTAAATCCACAACAAGAATCCGGAATGATGGCCATGTTACAGAGAGGCCTAAGTGGCATGGAAGGAAATAACCTTGATTTTGGTCCGATTGAAGATAGGGCTAGAACTCAATTTGCACAACAAACAGTGCCTTCAATTGCGCAAAGATATGCATCAATGGGAAGCGGAGCAGCTCCAAGTAGTCCTGAATTGATGAGCCAACTTGGTCAGGCCGGAGCAGGATTAGACGCAGATCTAGCGGCGCAACGTGCTACATATGGTTTAGATAAAAACAGGGCAATGCAAGGCATGGTAGGCTTAGGTCTTCAGCCAACACGGCACAGTCTATATATTCCAAGAAGTCCAGGGATGGGTGAAAATCTTGGAAGCGCAGCAGCAAGTTCAATTCCCTATTTACTTCAAATGCTAGCTAGTTCAATGTGGGGAAAATCTAGTTCAAAGGGCGGGAAATAAGATGGGCGTAACAGTTGTAAGAGAACCTGGAGCTGGTGAAAGAATCGGCGAAGCATTTAGTGGATCAGTTCAAGGATTGCTTAAAGGATTGGTAGAAAGCAAACTACAAACAATGCAAAAAGAGAAGCTTGCAGAGCGACAAGAAAAGACATATCAAGCTCATAGACAACAGAATATTGATGGTCTGACAAAATATTGGGAAATGCAGGGCTATCCTCACGCAGAAGCTGTAGCTTTCGCAGAGCAAGGACCTGCATTTGCAAAGAGTGTAATGGATCGAATGGAAGGCTTTTCTTTAGGTGGAGGACAGCAACAACAGCAACAAATGCAACAACAGCCTCAACAAATGCAACAACAGCCTACTGCAGAAGGAAACTTATATTCAAGTATGGGTATTCCTGAATATAACGCACAAATTGACCCTAATATGTTAACTGGTCTTGGTGCTGGTGCTCCAATGCAACCTGGCATGCAACAAGGAGCAATGCAACCTGCTGGGCAGCCTCCTGCTGGTGGATTGAGAATAGGACCTCCTCCTGCAGAAAGAAGGCATCGTGAGAATCTTGCTTTAAAAAAGGAATCTCTTGAGCAAAAAGATAGGTTGCAAGGCAGAAAAGAGATTGCTAAAGATAAGCAAGAAGACAAGAAAGAACTTCGTCAAAATAGAATTGAAAATAGAAAAGGGTTACAAGTATCCAAAAAAAAACATGAAGATGCTCAGGTTCAACTTGATTCTTATGACAGACTAGAAGAACTTGAAGATCAAAAACAGTTAGATTCACCTCTTCGTGTAAAGATATTAGATAAAATGGGCCTTGGCTGGATGTTGTCACCTGGCAGTCAGGAATATAATTCAATCTCAAAAAATCTATTTAGGGACTTAGGGCCAACAGGAATTGCGTTTGAAGCGTTTATGAAGGCCATACCATCACTTACAAATTCTTCTGAGGGCCGACGCAGAATTATAAAAAATATGAAGGCAGCTTACAAGATAATACAAACCAAACATGATGCAGTAAGTGAAACTTTAAAGAAAAACAGAGATATTGATCCGCTTGATCTTGAGTTGCAAGCTAATGAACTTAGCTCAAAAAAAGCAGAAGGTATTCGCAAAGACCTTGTCAAGGATCTTGGAGAGTTTATAGAAGTGGATACGGGTTTTGCTAAAAAATGGAATGAAGGAAAAGGCCAATGGACGTATATCAAACTTCCGAAAAAAATATAGTCGATGAAGCCCTTGATCTCGAAGGTGGCATAGAGGTAACTGCTGAAGAAGCTGGAGCTCGTCCTCGAGGAACTGCTAAATCGCAAGTTGACTTGCAATCTACTGCAATCGACCTCGATTCCGACCTCGAAGGTGGCATAGAGGTAACTGCTGAAGAAGCTGGAGCTCGTCCTCGAGGAACTGCTAATGCCGATAAACCAGATGAAGAATCTTGGGCATCATTTGGTTTGAGAACTGGTGTTCGTGGAGCTTCTCGCGCTGTAGAAACACTTTTAGGTGCTCCAGGAGATATTGCTCAGACAGCAGATGTTATAGGAAGAACAGCCGCTGAAAAGATGTTTGGAAAACCTAAAATTTCTAAGCATATTGCACAATTAACAGGAATAGATCCAGCAGAACCAATGAAGCCAGCGCGTTTTCCAACAACAGAATTTATAAAAGAACATGTTACTGAGCCAATAGCTGAAAAAGTATTGCCTAAGGATTATATTAAGCCAAAAAAAGGATGGGAAGAATCTTTTGATGAATATGTTGGTGATTTAACTGGTATTTTACATCCATTATTTGGTGGCCCCAAAAAAATAAAAAAGGGAATAGCTCTTGCGGCTCCTGCATTAGGACAAGTTGCTAGATGGGGAGCGAAGCAATTGGGCTTTGGAAAAGGAGCTCAAGAAACGGTTAAGGTTGGCACTATGCTTTTAACATCAATGGGAGGTCGTCCAAATCTAGAGGAACGAGCATCTCAAATGTTTGAGAAAGCTGCTGAAAAGGTTCCTGTAGGTTTTAAACTTAAAATAAGTCCTGCAAAAAAAGCAATTGACGCCATTGAAAAGCGTATAAGCGTCGGAGATAAAACTCCTGTAAAAGATTTTTTAATTGATCGTTTTAAATATTTGGAAGAAACTGTAAATCCGATAACTAAAACTATAAACGCTGAAGAAGCGTATCAGTTTACGAGAGATATTAATCAACTTTATAAGCATGGATTAGTTCCTTCTGAGGCTAGAGGGTTAATGCACGATCTATCTGAAGGTATGAAAAATGTTATAGCTGGAGCAAAAAAGGCGCACCCAGAATTTGTTGAAAACTTTCAAAATTCAACTAATTTATGGCGTGAATTACATAATTCATCACAAGTAAGTAAATTTGTATCTAAATCTGCGGACGCAATTTCTCGTAAATTTACGTCACCTTTAACAGCATATCTCTTGGGGTTACCAAAAATGATTGTTGTACCAATAGTAAGCGGCACGGTTAAGGGTGGTTATAATATGATTGAAAGATTGCTTACAAAACCAGCTATTAGAAATCAATATATAAAAATAATGAGTGAGGCTGCACGTGAACAGATAGGTCCAACGTCCAAATCTATCTTGAAGTTTGATAAAATGGTTGGACATTTGGAGAAATAAACTAAATATTTGCTACCAATCATCATCGTCACTGTCACTACAATGGTTTTCAGCTGGGACAAAATACATGCTAATAAAAGCGCATAGTACAAGCAATATCACTGACACTTAAACTCCTTAATATTTAAAAAGCTTCCAGCTTGTAGTCAAACCTTCTTTTCTGTAAGGTTCTAGATCAATGCCTTGTAGTTGAGGAATTTTTGAATATAAGATAGATCCTTTACGTTCTATCTTTTGATAT